GCTACAGCAGATGGCGGCGGAATAACATTAAAGGGCGCAACAGATAAAACTTTTAACTGGGTAGATGCCACAGACGCATGGACTTCATCAGAGCACCTTAACCTTGCTTCAGGAAAGTCATTATATTTAAACGGCACCCTATTAAAGGATGCTACAGAAACTCTTACAAATAAGACAATCAATGCAACATCAAATACAATTACAGTAACATCTGCAAATGTATCAGATTTTAATGAAGCCGCCCAGGATGCAATTGGAAATAATGTTGGAACTGGTCTTACATACACTGACTCAACAGGCGCAATTTCTGTTGATACAACAACAATTCAAGCAAGAGTAACAGATGTTTCAGATACAGAAATTGGATATCTAAATGGAGTAACATCTGCAATTCAAACTCAGCTAGACGATAAGTCCACAGCGTCTAAAACAGAAACTTTTACAAACAAAACCTTAACATCTCCTAAGATTAATGAGGATGTTGTTCTTACTGCAACTGCCACTGAATTAAATTATGTAGACGGAGTAACTTCAGCAATTCAAACACAATTAGACGGCAAGGTAGACGAGTCACTATTTGACACAAAGGGAGATATTTTAGTTGCTTCAGCTGATAATACCCCAGCTAAGCTTGCAGTTGGAACAAATGGATATTTGCTCACAGCAAATTCAAGCGCAACAAATGGAGTTGAGTGGGCGGCAGCACCAATATCTCTTCCTTCTCAATCAGGAAATACTGGAAAATATTTAACAACAGATGGAACATCTGCTTCATGGGGAACCCTTGTAGTTCCAATTGTAACTGGAACAGATACAGTAACTGGAAATACTGCAGAAACTGTAGACACTACAGCATTATCAGCATTTACAAGTATTGAATATATGGTTTCACTAAAGCAGGGATCAAAGATTAGAACATCCAAGGTAATCCTTCAAACCGATGGAACATCTGTAGATATGACAGAGTTTGCTATTACAGAAACTGGAGGAACAATAGCAGGTATTGTAGTATCGGCAGCGGTGGCTTCAACAAATGCCGTCTTGCAAGTAACAGCAACAGACGCTTCAACCACAAACGTAACGGTAAAGTTTAGCAAAGTCGCACTTTAAGGGGTAACAAATGTCAGACAAAAGCTTTAAGGTAAAAGACGGGCTAATTGTTCCGTCTTTATCTACTGCTGGAATTGTTAAAACTAGTTCCTCTGGCGTAATTACATCTTCTGCAACATTATCAATTTCAGAGGGCGGAACTGGGCAAACAACTGCAGGAAATGCTTTAAATGCATTGCTACCTCTTCAAACAAATAATACAAACTATTTCTTACAAACAAATGGAGTTAGTCCACAATGGACATTAATGCCTCCTACTTCATATCAAACATCTGAGCCAACTAGTCCAGTATTGGGACAATTATGGATTGATTCAGATTCTTCTGCCACATCATTTGATCCCTCTATTATCCGCAGACAAGCATTTACAGCAACTGGAGGCCAAACAGTATTTACTGTAACAAATTCATTTACTAATGGATTTGAAAGCGTATATCTAAACGGTATTTTGCTTGCCAGAACATCTGATTATACAACTTCAAATTCAAATACAATTACATTAGTTTCTGGGGCGGCGGTAAACGATATCCTTGAAGTAATAGGAATTACTCTTATATCTCCTACAAATACATACACACAGGCTGAAATTGATTCTATTGTTACAACACAAGTTAATGGCCTTATTGATTCTGCCCCTTCTGCATTAAATACATTAAATGAATTAGCAGCAGCTTTGGGCGATGATGAAAATTTTGCTACAACTGTTACAAATTCATTATCTGGTAAGAAAAATGAGTCTTCATCATCAATATCATCAAATACAAATTTAGTGGCTGGAACTAGATATTTTGTAACATCTGCATCATCATTAACATTAACACTTCCTGCATCAGCATCAGTAAATCATCAAATTGATATATTTGATGCATCAGGAAATGCGGGAACGTATAATATAGTTGTAGCAAGAAATTCACATAAAATTAACGGTAATGAGGGTAATCTAATTATTGATGAAAATGGTAGATGGACTATGCTTGTATATACTGGTTCTACATACGGATGGGCGGTAAAATAATGGCAGATATTAAAACATCAAGTTTAGATGGAATACTAAAAGGGAATAATTCTTCTAGGCCAGCATCTGGTGCAAATGGTGATTTATACGTAAATACAGAAACAGGTTTTCTAGAAGTTTATACTTCTTCTGGATGGTCAAAAATTGGAGCACAGCCTTCAGTTGTTTCTGGAGTTACTGCAACAAATTCTGGATCGGGTAGAGCATACAATAATGGATCAGCATCAGTTGCATTTACAGAGGGTTCTGTAGGCGGAACATATACTGTTACTTCTTCACCAGGATCATTTACTGCAACTGGAACAAGTTCTCCGATTACTATAACTGGATTACAGTCAAGCACTGGATATACATATACTATAGTTGCATCAAATAATTATGGAACTTCATCTGCAAGTTCTGCCTCATCTTCTGTAACAGCAACAACAGTTCCTCAAGCACCAACAATATCTTCCGTAACAGGTGGCAACGCACAAGCTACAGTTACAGTTACCGCAAATGCTACAGGAGGATCTACAATTACTGGATATACCGTAACATCTTCTCCAGGAAATATTACAGCATCTGGTAGCTCACCACTTACTGTAACTGGATTAACAAATGGAACAGCTTATACATTTACAGCAGTTGCAACAAATGCAAATGGAAATTCATCTGCAAGCTCCGTATCAAGCAGTGTTACTCCAGTAAGTGCTCCAACAGTTACTGGAGGAACTTTATCTTCTGACGCAACATATTACTATAGAACATTTACATCAAACGGAACACTAGCAGTTTCAAATGTTACTTTATCAGCAGACGTTTTAGTTATTGCAGGTGGAGGAGCAGGCGGTAAATCTGATGCTGGAGGAGGCGGTGGCGGAGCTGGTGGAATAATTTATGATGACGCAAGATCTTTATCAGTTGGTAGTTATACAGTTACAGTAGGTGCTGGTGCATCAACAACAACAAGTTCTGTAAATGGATCTAACGGATCAGACTCATATTTTGATGTATTAAGAGCATTTGGCGGTGGTGGAGGAGCTGGAAGAGGAACAAGCGGAAACTCTGGAGGTTCTGGTGGCGGTGGTGGAGCAGAAGGAAATCAATCTGGAGGATCAGTTACTCAAACTTCTAATAACTCTGGTGTAGGATACGGATTTTCTGGTGGATCTGGTCAATCTTCAAACTATTTAAATGGTGGTGGAGGTGGAGCTGGTGCAGCTGGAAATGCAACTGGTCAAATGATGGGCGGAGACGGAAAAGATACTTGGTCTTCATGGGGAGCCGCAACTTCAACTGGACAAAATGTTGGAGGAGCTAGATATTATGCAGGTGGCGGTGGAGCGGGTTCTTATAACGGATATTCTCCAGTAGGAACTGGTGGCTATGGAGGTGGAGGCGCAGCTGGACCAGCAGGTGCTGGAACAGGAACTGCTGGAACAGCTAATACTGGAGGCGGTGGAGGAGGATGTTCTTCTAATCCAAGCAATCCAGGAAACGGTGGCGGAGGCGGATCAGGCATTGTTATTGTTAGATATACAAGGGCCTCTGTAGGAGGATAATATGGCTAAAACTATTAAAGTATATGATGGAACAGGATGGCAAGACTTAGCTCTTGCTACCCCCGTTGGTGCTACAGGCCCTACAGGGCCTACTGGACCTTTAGGAGCCACAGGTGCAACTGGCGCATCAGGTGTGGCTGGAACCCCAGCTATAACCAATAGTTCAATTAATTCAAATACTACATTAGTGGCGGGAACAAGATACTTTGTAAATACAACATCTGCAAGAACATTAACAATGCCTTCATCTGCTACAGTTGGAGATGAAATTCAAATTATTGATTCAACAAATACGGCGGCAACAAATAATATTACAGTTTCATCAAATAGCTTAAAGATAAATGGAGAAGTCCAAAATGCTATAATTGATGTAAATAGCGGAGCAGCATTATTTTTATATACAGGTTCAATATATGGTTGGAGGATGTCTTAAATGGTAATAAAACTATCAAGTATGGGTGGAGTCCCTTTTGGAGATACAGCAAATAGACCATCAAATCCAGATATTGGTCAAACATATCATAATGGAGAAATTGGCGTAACTGAAATTTATACAGCAAATGGTTGGATTTCAAATAGTGCTCCTCCTGCCGCACCTTCAATTGGAACAGCTACAGATGTTGGAACATCTAGAGCTTATAACAATGGCGCAGCAACTATTACATTTACAGCTGGAACAGCTGGAGGAGTTGCTTCTTCTTATAAGGTTACATCATCTCCAGGAGCAATTCAAGCAACAGGCTCATCTTCACCAATTACAGTTTCTGGATTAAGTTCTGCAACCTTATATACATTTTCAGTTTCTGCAGAAAACAACTATAGCTCAACAGCTTCAGCAATTGCATCAAATTCAATTACAGCCACAACAGTTCCAAATGCACCAATAATTGGAACAGCAACGGCAACTGGAGTTTCTGGAACAGCAACACTTACATTTACTGCATCAGAATCTGGTGGATCATCAATAACAAACTATTCTTACTCAACAGATGGGAATACTTATACTCCTTTTTCTCCAGCACAAACTTCAAGCCCTTTAACAGTTACGGGCTTGACCAATGGAACATCTCAAACGCTTAGATTAAAAGCAATAAATGCAAATGGGAGTTCTGCTGCAAGTTCTGCAAGTAATTCATTTACACCAATTGCTCCAAAGGCAACAGGTGGAACTATTACAGTTTCAGGCAATACTTTTTATCACACATTTACATCAAGCGGAACATTTACTCCAAGTGCTAGCTTTACAGTCTCTGCATTAGCAGTTGGCGCAGGAGGCGGAGGAGGAAATGGCGGTGGCGGAGGAGCTGGTGGAGGTTTTGTAAGATTAATTACAGGACAATCAGTAACTTCTGGAACAGGATATTCAATTACAATGGGAGCAGGTGGAACTGGAGGCACAACTAATACTCCAAACGGTAGCAATGCAACAATTGGAACATCGACAACATTATTTGGACAAACATGCGTTGGTGGTGGACCAGGTGCTGGATACCAATCTAACGCACCAACAACTGGAACATTTGCAAACGGAGGAGGTGGAGGAAATGGTCAGTCAGGTGGAAACGGAAATGGGTCAACAGGTAATGCTGGTAGCGTAACAATTGGTGGCTTAACTGTAAATGGATTCGCTGGCGCAGGTGGAGGCTCATCACCTATTGGAAATATGGCTGGTTCTGGTGGAGCGGGTGCTAGACAGGCAGGAGGATTCCCATCTGGAAACTATGGAGACTCTCCAAGCAACGGACAACCTTGGATACCAGGAGTTGGAGGAAATGGTTTTCAATGGACATCAGGGCTAGGTGGAAATAATAATTATTACGCAGGTGGAGGTTCTGGAGGATGGAACTCTAATAGTCACGGCGCAGCTGGTGGACTAGGCGGAGGCGGAACATCTGGAGGATTAAATACTGCATCAACAGCCAACATTGCAGGAACTTCAAATACTGGAGGCGGTGGGTCAGGAGCTTCAGCAACTGGCGGTAATGGAGGATCTGGAATAGTTATTATTACCTATTCAGGATTATAAGCACATATAGATTTAATCATTGAATAATGATAAAATAAGAAAAACATAACAAGGAGGAAATAACATGGCACATTGGGCCGAATTAGATGAAAATAATGTAGTAACCCGTGTTCTTGTTGGGGATAATAATGATCCAGCAGGAGATGAAGGCTACCAGTGGTTAATTGACAACCTTGGCGGAACTTGGGTAAAGACTTCATATAATGCAGTAGCAGGAAAGCGTAGAGATCCTGAAACTGGAGAAATGACAGAAGAGGCAGGGCTTAGAAAGAATTATGCAGGTATTGGATACACATATGATTCAGTAAGAGATGCATTTATTCCACCTACTCCTTATGCATCATGGACTGTAAATGAAACAACATGCACCTGGGAAGCACCAACTCCAATGCCTACAGAAGAAGGAAAATTCTTTACATGGAATGAGGAGACAACATCATGGGAATCTCATGATGTTCCTACAGAATAAATAAATGACAAGAGCTAGAGATATTGCAGCACTTTTAACAACCGCCAGCGATTTGGCAACGGATGCTGAAACAGCTGCTGCAATCTCTACTCACAATTCTGCTACAACTTCAGTTCATGGTATTTCAAATACTGCAAGTTTAGCAACATCAACAAGTGTTTCATCTGCAATTACAACACATGCAACTGCAGCAAATGGACATGTTGGACGTGGTAATACTGCAAGTAGACCAGCATCTCCAACAGTTGGAGATATGTATTTTGATACAACATTAGACGGATTAATTCAATATACAATAAATGAAGGATGGAAATTAATAGGTTCTGTTGGAATTCCATTAATATCTGTAGATTATCTTGTTGTTGCAGGTGGCGGTAGTGGTGGACTTGAAAGTTCAAATGTTGGTGCTGGAGGCGGCGGTGCAGGCGGCTATCGCACATCTGCTGGAACTTCAGGTGCAAACTCATCTGCAGAATCTGCTCTTATTTTATACAAAGGCACTGCATACACAGTAGCTATTGGCGCAGGTGGCAGTAACGCAAGTGGAACAAATTCATCTTTTTCTACTATTACATCAATTGGTGGTGGTCGTGGTGGTGACTATGCAGGAACACAAACTGGATTTAGTGGAGGTTCGGGTGGCGGTGCTTGCTATAACCAAACAGGTTCTGCAGGAACTGCTAACCAGGGTTTTAAGGGTGGTGATTACGCTGGAGGAACCGAAGCAGGTGCAGGTGGTGGTGGAGCAAGTGCTGCGGGAGGCAATGGTCTTGGTGGTAATAATGGTTCTGCTGGCGGTAATGGCTTGGCATCATCTATCACTGGTTCATCTGTAACAAGAGCAGGTGGCGGCGGAGGAGGTGGAGGCTATCAATCAGGAGGTCTTGGCGGTGCTGGTGGCTCTGGTGGAGGAGGCGCTGGTGGCAATACAGATAACAATGGTATTGCAGCAACAGCAAATACTGGTAGCGGTGGCGGTGGCGCAGGTGGAGAAAGCTCGTCCGTAACTCAAAGAACGCCAGGCAATGGTGGATCAGGCATTGTCATATTACGCACAAATGTTCAAGCAACTGCTACTACAGGATCTCCAACTTACACAACTTCAGGCGGAAATCATATTTATCAATTTACATCTTCAGGGAGCATAACTTACTAATGGCAAATAAAGATTTTAAAGTCAAAAATAATCTAGTAGTTGGAGACTTAACAACTGCTGGACCAATTGTTAGACATACAGATGGAACACTTACTTCTCATACCTCCCTCCCAATTGACAAAGGCGGAACAGGGCAAACTTCTGCTACTAATGCATTAAATGCTTTATTGCCAGTTCAAACATCAGCATCAACAAAGTTTTTGTATTCAGATGGAACTTCAACTTCCTGGGAAACACCAAATTATTCAGAAGTAGCAGTTGATGGAGCACCATTATCAACCAGAAAAACCCTTAATTTTATAGGGGCAACCATATCTGATGACTCCCCTAATAATAGGACTAATGTTACAATTGGAGGAAGTCAATATTCACAAGTATTGCTAGCTCAAGATATTACGGGAATGACGATTCTTTAAGGAGTAAAAAATGCCAGATTATGCAAGTTTATCAACACAAATTGAAGGTGCTAAAACAGAGTTAACAGCATTGTTTTCAAGCGGTCAACTGACAGCACAAGATATGGTATTTGTTGCTTCCGCACTTGATAAGCTAGGAAGCATGCTTGGCGTTAATGATATTGTGGCGGCAACATCAGCTGGCGTTACAACTTTAACAAATACACAAAATACAGGCGTTACAACGCTTAATAACACAAGAGATTCAGCGATTGCTACAATTAATAGCACATACTTACACCCGCTGTTTTTGATAGGAGTATAACAAATGGCAACAACTTATAAGGTATTAGGACAATTAAATCCGTCAGCAACAACAGCTTCGACTTTGTATACATGTCCATCAAGCACTGAAGCAATCTGGTCAACACTTAATGTTGCAAACTTATCTTCATCTGCAGCAACTTTTCGCATTGCAGTTAGACCAGACGGTGCCACATTAGAAAATAAGCACTATCTTGCATATGATGTATCAATTGGAGCAAACAACTCAACAGCACTAACATTAGGTGGAACATTAAATGCTGCCGATGTAGTTACTGTTTATGCATCTAATGCTAATTTATCATTTAACTTGTTTGGATCGGAGATTGCATAATGCCAATTCAAAATTTTTATACACCTGCTGCTGGTCAGCAAAAAATTCCATATTATCAAGTATTAACATCTAGCGGAACATGGACATTGCCATCAGGTTATGGAGCTGGAAATCCATTAACAGTCTATGCAGTATGTATTGGAGGCGGAGGTGGCGGTGCTGGTGGCAACGGAGCTGTTGCAACATTTAGAAATGAAACAAATACAGGTGATTATGGATATTCAACTGGAGCTGCAGGCGGACTTGGCGGAAATTGTGGATTAATTTCATCTGGAACACTATCCTTAACATCAAATGTTTCATACACTATAGGTGCTGGTGGTTCTGGAGGAGCAGCTGGATCAAAAAATAATACAACTGGAGATGCTAATAATTATGGCCAGACTAGGGCTGGAAATAATGGTGGAGCGGGATCTTCTGGAGGATCTACTACTTTTAGTTCTTTAACAGCGTCTGGTGGTTCAGGCGGAGCAATTGGTAGCGGAACAGGATCACAAACTCAAACACAATCAGCCTCGGCCTGGACAAGAACATGGTCTAGCTCTGGTTCATCAATAGCGCCAACCGTTAATATAAATTCAGCATATGCCACAACTTCATGTGCTATTGGTGGATCTGGTGGATACCAAGGTAGTGGTCAAAGCATTGGCACCGCTGTAACAATAACTCAAACACAAAACACAGCTTCTTCTTTAGCACCTACTGGTTCAGTAACTGTAGACTCATCCGCATTTTCTAGATATGGATCAGGCGGCGGTGGGGGTAATGGAGATACTGGTGGTTATTCATGGCATGGAGGAGGCGGCAGCTATTCATGGAATGCAGTATCCAACTTTGGAAATGCCGCAACATCTGGTGGAAGTGGAGGACAAGGCTTAATAGTTCTATACTACTTAGCCTAATAAATTATGAACAATAAATATGCAATTCTAAATGAAAACAATATAGTAATCAATACTATTGTAATTGATGATTCCGAGTATGATATTAATGATTTTATTTCATTAACACCAGAATCAGATCATGCAGTTAAAGTAGATAATAATGGAGAGCCGTTTATCGGAGAGCCATTTATTAATGGGTGGTTTAGAACACATTCGCCATATTCTGGCTGGATCTGGGATGAAAATTCTCACGAATGGAATGCTCCAGTATTAAGGCCAGCAGGCAGAGACTATGTTTGGGATAATTCTACAGAGTCATGGGAATTGTCTGAATATGAAAAACTTCAGGATATTTTGGCTCAACAAACAACAAATTAATAATTAAGATATATCAATTAGGGGATAAGTGAACCAGATTGTCAGATAAGAATTTTAAAGTAAAAAATAAGCTCACCATAGCTGGGCTTACTAATTCATCTGGCGTCCTCCTTGTTGAAGGTCATACTGTTGATTCACATACTAATTTAGCAACACAATATGGCGGAACAGGAACAACAACATCTCCTAATTCTGGAGAATTCTTATATTCATCTGGTGGAACAACATATGCTGCTACTTCTTTATCATCCACCGTCCCACTTTGGGCGGCAGTATCAGTAAACTCAAACATAACACTTTCTAAGTGGAATAACTATATGGTTAATACATCATCTGCTAGAACATTAACACTTCCAGCATCTCCATCATCTGGTGATGAAATTCACATTTTTGATGTAACTGGAACAGCAGCAACAAATAAAATTACAGTAGGTTCAAATTCAAATAAAATAAATGGAGCAGTTCAAGATTTAGAAATTGACGCAAATAATGCGGGAGTCGTTCTAATATATACTGGATCAGCTTATGGATGGAAGGTATCATAAATGGCATTAAGCTATACATCATTAGCAGGCGGTGGATCTTCAGGGTTTGCAACAAATGACTTTACAATAAACGTTGGGTCATCTGGAAATACATCAGTGCCGTTAACCACATCTTTTCCGTCTGGAAGCTATATTTGCACCTCATCTTTATCTGATGCCACGCTTGATATTTATTTAATTAATGAAGATGGAACATCTGCAGGATATTCAAGTGCTACAACTTCAGTTACAACAGTTACTGCATCAAAAGCTTTTAATAAAGTAGTAATTTATGGAGCAGCAAATAATGATACTTTAACATTTCAATTCAAGTATGTATTTACACCAAATGCAGCAAGTTCTTCAGATTTCTTAGCAGTAGGACCAAAAATTACATCAGTCTCAGATTCAGATCTTCAAAACATTAACGACACAACAACCATCACAGGATTCAATTTTGCAGAAGATGTTCAAGTTGCATTTACTGGAACAGGATACTCCTCAACTGCAGCAAAGTCGATTGTCAGGTCATCATCTACATCCTTGCTAGTAACTAGACCAGATAACTTCCCAACATCTGGAGCACCATATACGATTACAGTTACAAATCCAGGAATTTCTAATCCAACATCTACAAATTCACATGTTTTAGCAAGCTCTGTAACTGCTGGAAATGCCCCAGTATGGGTAACATCAGCAACACTTACACCTTTTCAAAAAGGTGTTTCATACTCTCAAGTAATTCAAGCAACAGATTCTGATGGAGGATCATCGGTAACATATTCAATTATTTCTGGATCTTTGCCAACAGGTATTTCTTTTGACACAGGAACTGCGACATTTAGTGGAACTCCAACAGCAAATTCTGGTGTTCCATATTCTTATACTATTCGTGCTACAGACTCAGGGGGCAACTTTGTAAATAGAGCATTTTCATTAACACAGGCTGTTCCAGATGCTCCAACTTCAGTAGTTGGAACAGATGTTGGAACTAGTCGTGCATTTAACAATGGAGCCGTATCGGTTGCCTTTACAGCCCCATCTTATACAGGAACAAGCTCAATAACATCTTATACCGTAACAGCAAGCACTGGACAAACAGCATCAGGCGCAACATCGCCTATTGTAGTAACAGGAATAGCAACTGGAGCAACTCCAACATTTACAGTTACCGCAACTAACACTGGTGGAACTTCATTATCTTCAGGTGCATCTTCTGCAGTTACCGTAACAACAGTTCCAGGAGCACCAACAATTGGAACAGCTTCTATTACTAATACTACAACAGCATCGGTTACATTTACAGCAGGACTAACTGGAGGTAAATCTATTACTTCTTATGTTGGAGCTTCAAGTCCTTCAATATCTGTCTCAACTTCTGCTGGAACAACTAGCCCCGTTTCTGTTACTGGTTCTTATGGACAAGGACAGTCGTATACATTTGCACTAGCTGCAGTAAATGCAAATGGAACATCTGATTATTCAGCATATTCAAATGGCATAACCCTACTGACGTTGCCTACAGTTAGCGGAGGAACACTGGGATCTGATGCGACCTATTATTATAGAACATTTACTAGCAACGGAAACTTAGTAGTTTCAACTGGTTCACTTTCAGTAACTGCATTAATGGTAGGTGGTGGTGGCTCTGGTGGTTATAGTGCACGTGAATTTGACCCAACTTACGGAACATATATGGTAAGAGCGGGTGGCGGAGGAGCAGGTGGATTAATAGAACCTACTGCTACAATAGCTCCTGGAACATATTCAATTGTTATCGGCGCAGGCGGAGTATATAATAATAACAATGGAACAAGTTCAACATTTAATGGCAATACGGCAATTGGCGGCGGCTATGGAACATACTTTAACGGTGCAACTGGCGGTTCTGGAGGCGGAGGAGGCTCCATTACTGCAGCAGGATTTGGTGCATATGCTGGAGGAGCAGGAACTGCTGGACAAGGAAATGCTGGATCTGGTGGAACCACGGGCAACGGCGGTGGCGGCGGAGGTAAAGGAGCAGCTGGTAGCGTTCCAAGCGGAGGTGCTGGTGGACTTTATTCGGCATATGCTTCAGCAACTGGAACTGGATCTGGAGGATACTACGCAGGTGGAGGAGCAGGAACTACTGGAAGCGGAGGAGCTGGAGGCGGAGGCAATTCAACTTCTGGTTCTATAGGTGCAAATGGAGCAGCTAATACTGGAGGCGGCGCAGGCGGAGGCGGCTACACAAATCAAAGCAGTGATGGAACATTGGCTGGAGGAAATGGTGGATCTGGCGTTGTTATAGTAAGATATTTAAGATCAGCAGTAGGAGGATAAAAATGGCACATTGGGCAGAACTAGATGAAAACAACATTGTTATAAGAGTAACAGTAGGATCAAATGAAGATCCAGATGAAGGATATCAATGGCTAATTGATAATTTAGGCGGAAGATGGATTAAGACTTCATATAATGCAAGAAATGGTAAAAGAGTAAATCCTGAAACAAACGAAGAAACAGAAGAACCAGGCTTTAGAAAAAATTTTGCAGGAATAGGCTCTATATATGATGAGCAAAGAGATGCCTTTATTCCTCCAAAGCCTATAATTATAAGTCCTTCTGGATCAGAATTAGAATTTTTGTTTGATGAAGAAACATGCAGTTGGATAAGGGCATAGTATAATTAATACATATTAATATTCTATAAAGTATTTACAATATTAATAAAATATAGTAAACTTTATATATGCGTTTTCATGTAATTAATCTACCACATACAAATACAACAAAAGATTTTGTTAATTGCGCCTATACGGAAAAGGTAAGGCGATTTTGTAATATGATGAAATCATTAGGGCATACAGTTTATTTATACGGCGGCGAAGAAAATGAAGCTGACGTAGATGAATTTATTACATGTATAACAGAAGAAGAAAGATTAATAAGTTTAAATGGGAAGCACTACGTAGAAGCTTCCTTTGATACCTCCCTCCCACATTGGCAAAGTTTTAACAACAAAGCAATTATAGAAATTGCTAAAAGAATAGAACAAAAAGATTTTATATGTATAATTGGCGGAACTGCACAGAAGCCTATTTCAGATTATTTTCCAAACCACATTTCGGTAGAGTATGGAATTGGGTATGGCGGAACATTTGCCAAGTATCGTGTATTTGAATCATATGCTTGGATGCATAGTATGTATGGAGGATGGAAAAATCCTACATCTGCAGATGGTAATTTTTTTGATGCAGTAATTAATGGTTACTTAGAACCAGAAATGTTTCCATTAGTTGAAAAGAAAAACCCTTACTATTTATATATGGGCAGAATGATTGATCGTAAGGGTGTTGCAATTGCTTCTCAGGTCTGCGAAGAACTTGGAGTAGATCTAATTATGGCGGGGCCAGGAAATGAGATTCCCCCATATGGAAACTATATTGGAGCAGTTGGTCCAGAAGAAAGAGCAAAGTTAATGGGTGGAGCAACAGCTCTATTTGCCCCAACTAAATATATTGAGCCATTTGGTAATGTTGTTATTGAAGCACAAGCATGTGGAACTCCTACAATTACTACAGATTGGGGAGCATTTACAGAAACAAATATAAATGGGTTAACGGGTTATAGATGCCGCACATTTGATGAATTTTGTAAAGCGGCGGAAGATGTAAAGAGCCTTGATCCAAAAACTATACATGAAAGGGCCATTAGTCTATACTCAGTAGATAGCATCAAATATGAGTATGACAAGTATTTCAGCCGTCTTTTAACCTTATGGGATAAAGGCTGGTATCAAAGAAGTTAATGGTATAATTTAAAAATGGGCACAACAGGCAAGGGTTTTAGATACCCACAATATTCAGCAACACCAGATGTTCCAAGAGATTTAGAATACTTGGCAGATGATGTTGATGCATACTTAGATGCACATCCTGGTCCAACTGGACCAACTGGCGTAACTGGACCAGCAGGTGCAACAGGACCAACTGGAGTAACAGGTGTAGCGGGACCAACTGGAGTAACTGGCCCAGCAGGAGCAACAGGGCCAACTGGAGTAACGGGACCATCAGGTGCAACAGGGCCAACTGGAGTAACGGGACCAGCAGGTGCAACAGGACCAACTGGAGTAACAGGACCCACAGGTTCTACAGGAGTAACAGGACCATCAGGTGCATCAGGAGCAACTGGATTGCAAGGATCTGGCGTAGTAATTCTTGGAACTTATTCCACACTGTCAGCATTACAATCTGCACACCCAACTGGATCTGCAGGAGATGGATATACTGTATCTGGAAATTTATATGTTTGGTCAGCAAACACTTCAAGTTGGATAGATGTTGGACCATTAGAAGGGCCAACTGGCCCAATAGGAGTAACAGGAGTAACAGGACCAACAGGAGTTACTGGACCAACTGGAGTAACAGGACCAACAGGTGTAACTGGTGTAGCGGGACCAACTGGAGTAACTGGGCCAGAAGGTGCAACAGGACCAACTGGCGTAACAGGACCATCAGGTGTAGCAGGACCAACTGGAGTAACAGGTGTAGCAGGACCAACTGGAGTAACAGGTGTAACTGGACCAGAAGGTGCAACAGGACCAACTGGAGTAACAGGACCAACAGGAGTTACTGGACCAACTGGAATAACAGGGCCAACTGGAGTAACGGGTCCAGCAGGTGCTACGGGCGTAACAGGGCCATCAGGTGCAACAGGCCCAACTAATTCAAATGCTTACACAAATGGCATGACGACATCTGCAAATAAAGTATTCTATAATACAACTGGAACAAATCCAACCGCAACTGCGGCAGGCGACCTCTATATTTACTATTAGGAGCTAATATGACTATAAAAGTATATGATGGCTCTACATGGCAAACTCAAAAAAGTTTAAAGATTTCACCAGATGGATCTACCTGGTCCACAGCTAAAAAGGGCTGGATTTACAATGGAACATTATGGTCTCAATTTTATCCAGAGTATCCATTAAATACAGCATCTCCATCGGTTAGTGGATCTACAACTCAAGGACAAACACTTACATGTTCAACTGGAACATGGAATATAAATGATGCATTTATAGGAACATATACCTATCAATGGACTAGGGCTGGCTCCAATATATCTAGTGCAACATCCTCAACATATTCAACAGTATTGGCAGATGTTGGCAATGCAATTGCATGTAAAGTAACATCAACAAATGAAAGAGGAACAACTACTGTAACAAGTAGTAATTCAATTTCAGTTGTTAGCGCAATTCCAGGAGCACCATCAGGGCTTTCATTGTCTGATACAACAGACACACCCCCAACCCCAGGAGCAATGTCTGTATCAAGCGTAACACAAACATCACTCAACTTCTCATTTGGAGCAGCAACTGGGACATTTACTGCATATGAAGTTTTAACATCAAACAGCAATCATGTTGCTTCATCTTTAAATCAATCTACACGAACTGGATCTATTACTGGCGGATCTGCTGGAGAGTCATATTTTGTTTCAGCATTTACAACAAATACAAATTGTAAGCTAACAGCGTCATGGTCAGCTGGAACAAACGCAACATCATATGACGTTTATGTTGGCGGATCTTATGTTGGAAATACAACTAGCACAAGTTATACTCATACCGCAGGAAGTATAGGGTCTAAATCAGTTAATGTTCGTTCTAGAAATGCTTCAGGAGCAGAGGCAACAGGTGTATCTGGAAGCATAACTTTAAGCAAAAGATATTCATCTGGAGGGACGGCTGCTAGTGGTAATTTTTTAAGTAATTATACAGTTAGCTGGAATGCAAACGGAGGAGCAGTTTCTCCAGCATCTAGCACAGTATCTCCAGGGTCTTCCGTTACTGCTCCAACTCCAACAAGAAGCGGATATTCATTTAGTGGTTGGTATAACGCTTCTTCTGGCGGATCTCTTATAGTAAATGCAGGTAATTCATATACCCCATCATCAAGTATTACCCTTTATGCACAATGGACATTGACTCCAATTACTCCAAGTATAGGAAGTTTATCTATTAGCACTTCTGATACTGCACAAACTTTAATTACTGTTAATTGGAGTTCTACAAATCAAAATACATGGTCACTAACAGTAAACCCATCTACAGGTGGATCTGGAGGAGGATCTTCATTTTCTGGATCAAGCCAAACAACTAAATATATTGGAGTAGGAACCGCTGGAACTACTTATACAATTCAATTAACTGTTACATCTTCAACAGGACATACTGCATCTAGTTCAGTAAATCATACTCCGCCATCAGCAGGCACAGCGCCATCAACTCCATCTGGTCTAACAAATACATATTCTACTGGTCCAACATGGAACGGCTCTTGGACCGCTTCTAGTGGAACAACCCCAATAACATATTATTGGACACTGTATCAGTCTGCAACAAGTGGCGGAACAATAAATGCTACTGCAAGTGGAAATACAACTGGAACATCATTTTCACAATCAATGAATAGTGCAAATGGTTTATGGGCATACTTTACGGTGTATGCTCAAAATTCAGCTGGAACTTCTGGAACAGCAACTTCTGGGTGGGCATAACATGATAGATAAAGATATTAAAATTTTTATAATAAGCAACATGATATCAAATATAGATATTCATATAAGTTCAATAGAATCTGACAATGATGAATGGCCAGAAGAAAAGCCATCAAAGCAGTCAGTATTAGATGAACTGTATAATAAAAAAACAGCGTTACAATTAGAATTGGCTAGCGTTCAATCTAGCTAAAAAAATAGGAGGAAAAAATGACAACATACGCACTACTAACAAATGACGAAAAGGCTCAGATTGAAATTGCTGCAAAGCGCAATCTTGAATACCAGATGTATGCACTTGAAGTAGAAGTAATTGCAGAGAATGCAAAGACTTCACCAGATGCTGCACGTTTAACTGCTCTAGCAGATGATATTGCAGATAAGCAAGCACAAATAGCAGCAATTTAATTAGGAATAAATGTCATATAAATCTACAATTTTGTCTGACTATCCGTTAGCATATTATCCATTAGATGATATGACAACGGAAGATTCGGTATTGGATTTTAATGACATCCTATCACAATTTGATACATATCAAGAACTGCTAGATGCTTTTTCTTCATACTCAAATATATATGGAGATATTGCATATGATCATTCTGGATGTGAAAATGACAGTATTTATATTGGAGATCCAGAGTCAGACCTACTTCCAATAGTAGTAGGAAATAGCAGATCTACAAAGATTGGTAATTTAAACTCTATTCAATATACAGTTAACAGAAACTATATTGCTAAACAAACTAACAGTCAGTTTGCCACCGCTTATTCTTCTGATAACGATTTTTCTATAGAGTTTTGGTTTTACCCACAAATACCAAATGATGATCTTACACCCCTTGTTGGAGACTTAACAAATGATGTAGGAGTTTTCTATGAAAATGGCAATATAGTATTTAAGGTTGATTCTCAGACTTTAGAATACACACTTGATAATACAAAGAAAGCATTTCACATTGTTGCAACATATACACAGTCAACAATTTCAATATACATAGACGGAGAACTAGCAGTAAATAAAAGCCTATCTGCTTTTAAATTTACTAACACAGCACTTGCCCTATCTTCTGGCCCATGCTTAAATGCAGCAGATTCATTTTTGATTAACAGTGTTGGAATATACAGATATTCTCTTTCTCCAAATCAGATATCATATCACTATCAGGCTGGAAAAGGTTTGGCACCACTTGAAATAGCAGCTCCAGATAACGGAGAAATGTTTCAAATATTTGACGATTCCATATCTTCAGTTTTTCAATATTCCTATCCAGCAGACAAGCCATGGAATAATTTTGTAACAAATGGTATTTATTATAATCAGATTGAAGATATGATTGAGATTGAAAAATCAACTGGATCACAAACGGTTATATTAGAAGACTATCTTATACTTCCCTCTTTAACTGCTGACTCTTCAAAAATTGAGTGGAGCGGGGACAACGGGATTGTAGTTGAGACAAGCGTAGATGATTCAACATATGTTCAGTGCGTAAATGGACAATCTATACCTCAATATAAATTAGGTTCATTTAGCAGCACAAATAAACTATATATTAAAATTACAATGTCTACTACAGATGCTAGCAAGTATCTGCCGAAACTTAAATATTTTTCAATATCCCTATACAACAACCAAAGAGTATTTGCCTCAAATGGTCCATCAAATATTACCACTATGGAGGGTGTTGCAGGTATATCAGATGCTAACATCAGCTTTGGATTGAATAAGAGCGATATGCTTTTAAGAGATAATAGAAACGGATTAAGAACCGTATCAGGCTCTGGATTTTATATTAATACAGCCGCCTTGGTTAATACATTAGAGTTTTTCTATACGCCCTCTGCCCTAACTACTAGTGGCCTAATATCAACAACATCTAGCGCTACATCTGCTGCCTCAAATTATTCGTGGGGAACCACTGGCACTATAAGTAAAACTAATATATCAGCCATATACGTAAATGGAATAAATAAGACATCTCAGACCAACATCTCTAATGTCTTTAAGGATGATCAATTGCACCATGTAGTAATTGTATACTCTAACTCAATAAGCGGGTCAATTAAATTTAATCATAATTCAAGCGGCAGCGTATCTGCCCTGTATCAGTATATTGCCCTATATCCAGATGCATTTAATTCAACTAAAGCATTAGAACATTATAGTCTATGGATAAATAAAGATGTTGAAACTATTAATGACAACTCAACCTATTCACTCAAGATTGACCAAGATGAAGCCGAATACTTTGATAATGTCTGGCTACTAGTCCAAAACACATAATTTTGTCACAGACGTTGACAAATCCTGGACTTTGATTTAAAAGAATGGTAAAATGAGAATCTATGGATATTAATAAGACTAATGTAAAGATGCTTGACGAAGAGTCAACGCTTGGAATCTATGTTTGGGAAATGCCAGACGGAAGATGGATTGGCGACGATGACGGCAACTTTTTATCAGTTACCTCTAAAAAGGGAAATCGATCAAGAATAAATGCTTTGGCGGATGCAGTTAGACATTACGGAATATCTGAAGGTCAGCCAAAATTTTTGTCAGCCCGTCGTAAAATTGATGATGAAGAATTTGAGTATCAAAAGCAAAGACTTGACTGGGGCCTAGTTCCAGACCCACTAGATATTGGAAATTATAAAGACGACATTAAAAAGTTTAAGGGGATGAAATGAGATACGAAGAAGATAATGAGATTGAAAACTCAGACGTTGTTTTAAAAAATGCAGGAGATTTATTTTTTCGACCAGCCCCAATAACACAGGACTCAGATGAGTTTAAGGTTGAAAACGAAGACCTACTCAAGATAAATGGTTTAGGCACATCTTTTCGTCGTAAGATAAGTAGAGATATTCAAAAGCGTTTTGTTGGTGTTGATGGAGCGGCTACACAGCAGAACTTGCTTGCACAAGCAATTACTGGCTACGCCATGTTTGACCTTGTTCAGCCAGAATATAACTTAGATTACCTTTCTCGTATTTATGAAATTTCCCCATATAACTATGCAGCAATTAATGCTAAGGTTTCAAATATTGTTGGCCTAGGCTACGACTTTGTTGAAACAAGAAAAACAATTGAAGCAATGGACGGAATTGAAAGCGAAGCTCAATTAGAAAGAGCACGCAGAAAGCTAAATAAATTACGTCAAGACCTACACAATTGGCTAGAAGATTGCAACGAAGAAGAAACATTTAAAGAAACGCTTATTAAGTTTTATACAGACGTTGAGGCAACAGGAAATGGCTACCTAGAAATAGGAAGAACCTCTGCTGGCAGAATCGGATATGTTGGACATATTCCAGCAAAGACAATGCGTATTCGTAGACTGCGTGATGGCTTTATTCAATTGCTATATGGCAAGGCTGTATTCTTCCGCAACTTTGGAGATCAAGAAACACCTAATCCAATTTCAGGCGGGGAAGATCGTCCAAACGAAATTATTCATTATAAGAAATATACACCAATGAATAACTATTACGGAATCCCAGATATTATTGCAGCACAAAATGCTATGGCAGGAAATGAATTTGCTGGAAAGTATAACCTAGACTACTTTGAAAATAAGGCGGTCCCAAGATATGTTATTACAGTAAAGGGTGCAAAGTTATCGCCAGAGTCAGAAAGAAAACTGCTTGAGTTTTTCCAGGTTGGCCTAAAGGGTAAGAATCATAGATCCCTATATGTTCCTCTTCCAGCAGATAGTCCAGACCAAAAGGTTGAATTTAAGATGGATCCAATTGAGGCTGGAGTCCAAGATTCATCATTTAATACATATCGTAAAATGAATAGAGATGAAATCCTATTGGCTCATAGAGTTCCAATTAATAAAATTGGAGTTCCAGAGGGAGTCAGCCTTGCTTCTGCCCGTGACGCAGATAAAACATTTAGAGAGCAGGTTTGCGGACCAGCCCAAGATATTATTCAAAAGAAATTAAATAAAATAATTGCAGAAATGACAGATGCATTAGAACTTAAATTTAATCAGCTTACTCTTACAGATGAGGATACTCAGTCTAAGATTGATGAGAGATATTTAAGAATGAAGGTAATTACCCCTAATGAAGTTAGAGTTAGAAAGGGCATGGTCCCAATTGATGGAGGAGACGAAGTTATTGAATTAAAGCCTCAGCAGGCTGCAGAGCAAAATGCTCAAGCAATGAATTCTCGTCAAAGAACTCAGGAAAGATCTGCAAATGCCCCAGATATTGATGGGGAAGCTCGCCAACCAAAAGGGGACGGAAGAGTAACTGCATAAATTATTAGGCAACTAGTTATTTGCCTTTTGAGATATACACGTATAAAATTAAGCATATGAACATTGAAAAGTCTTTGTGGTCCTCTGATGGCGAAAACATCTCGCTATCTGTTCCATTTACAAAAGTAAATCGTGAGAAGAGAACTGTATCAGGCTTTGCTACTTTAGACAACATTGATCAAACAGGAGATGTCGTTACATCAGAAGCAAGCATGAAGGCATTTGAAAGTTTCCGTGGAAACATTCGTGAGATGCACACACCTTTGGCGGTAGGCAAGCTAGTTTCATTTAAGCCAGAAACCTATTACGATTCAAAGACTGGTAATTTTTATAATGGCATTTATGTAGATGTATATGTATCAAAGGGCGCACAAGATACATGGGAAAAATGTTTAGATGGAACACTACAGGGTTTTTCAATCGGCGGAAAGATTAAAGAATCAGACAATGAAGTTAACAAGTCAACAGGCAAGCCAGTAAGATTCATCAAAGAGTATGATCTTGTAGAGCTTTCAATTGTAGACTCACCAGCAAATGAACTATGCAACGTTATTTCTATTCAGAAGATGAATGGTGAATTAATTTTTAAGGGTATGGCAGCAGAAATTGTAGCAGAGAATATTTTTTATTGTGAAGATAGTGATTCAGTATTTCTATCAACAGAGAAAACATTTGACTCTCCAGTAACTGGAAAGCCAGCATCTTTAATTGGTTGGGTAGAAAGTGCGGACACCAACAAAGCAAAAGAAATAGATAAGATTCTTGATTCATTTAAGAAGTCAAGATTGTCGTTGCCTGATACACAAATAATTGCAAAACAGGCAAACGCAGAAGGAGGTAATGAAGTGTCAGAAAACACAGAGACAGTTGTAGTCGAAGAGACTCCAGTTGTAGAAGAAACACCTGCTGTTGAAGAAACAGCAGCTCCTGCAGAAGATGCAGCACCAGCAGAAGACGCTTCTGCCGAAACTGTTGAAAAAGCAGCCGACGTATCAGAAGTTATGGTTGATGAACCTGATTTTGCAAAGATGCTAGGCGATCTAAAAGGCTTTTTCTCAGAAACTCTTAATAAGGCATCAGAATCAAATGCTGCTCAGGTTTCATCAATCAAGGAAACCGTTGAGACATTCAGCAAGACAGTTGATACCCGTATTACAGAATTGGCAGAACAACATGCAGCACTTTCAAAGGCTGTAGAAAACATCAAGAACACGATTGACGGCGTAGAAAAGCGTGTTGACGCAGTAGAATCAGATACTGCAATTAAGAAGTCCTCTGACCTTGGCGGGTCACAGGAAGTTACAATCAAAAAATCTAAATGGAACGGTTCTTTCCTCGGTTCCGTGAACGAATTAATTCGATAGAAATAAGGTAGGTGAAAAATATAATGAGCAACGAATTGTTAGCAAAATCAGTAGCCACTGATACTACAGTTACAACATCAATGTCAGGTTCTGCGTCAAGCACAACAGGCATTCATATTGGATCTGAAGGTGATGGTGGTTTACTTAACCCAGAACAGTCTGCCCGCTTCTTGGATTATATGTTCGACGCAACCGTAATTGGTAAGGTCGCACGCACAGTCCGCATGAAGTCAGACACAACAGAGATTGATCGTATTGGCGTAGGCGAAAAGCTTATGAAGCTTGCGACAGAAGCAGATGACACAGGTTCAAATGCAGCTGTTACATTCTCAAAGATCTCTCTCACAACTAAGAAGCTTCGCTTGGATTGGGAACTTTCAACAGAGTCTCTAGAAGACAACATTGAAGGTCCAGACCTAGAAGATCACATTGCCCGCATGATGGCAACACAGGCAGGTAACGACATTGAAGACGTGCTTCTAAACGGAAACACAGCTTTGACATCAGATGCACTTTACAAGGCATTCAACGGCGTAGTCAAGAAGTCTAAGGCTTCTGGACACGTTGTAGATGCAGGTGGAGCTGCTGTATCTCGTGCTATATTTAACTCAGCACTCAAGGCACTTCCACGCAAGTATAAGCAGCGTCGCACAGACCTCCGCTTCCTTGCAGGTTCAAACTTGATTCAGGACTTCCTATATGCAAACAGCATTGGAACAAACCAGACAATTCCACAAGATATTGCTTCAAGCATTATTCGTGGAGATGTCCAGCCACTATCTGGTCCAGCAGGTTACGTAGCACCTTACGCATTTGGTATTCCAATTGTTGAAGTTCCGCTACTTCCAGAGACACAGACAGGTGATTACTCAGGAGCAACAGGTTCACACGGTGATATCCACTTGACATTCCCAAATAACGTAGTTATTGGTATCAAGCGTGACGTAACTGTATACCGTTTCTTCTGGCCAAAGAAGGACGCAATTGAATATACAATGTATACTCGTGTTGGTGTCCAGATTGAGCAAGCAGATGCTTGGGTAGTCGTAAAGAACGTTAAGGTAGCTTCATAATTTAATTTATAAGCAAACTGCAAGAATTGCCCCCCAATTAATCTTGGGGGGCTTTTCATTTAAATTTAACAATGCTATAATTAAATACCGAGAATAAGGAGCAAATTATGTCATTTGAAACACTTAAAGTTTCAGAACTAAAAAAAATTGCAGAAGATTTTGGCGTAGATACAGAATCCGTAAAAGGAAAGCCTAGCCTAATTGCAGCACTTGCTGAAGAAGGCGTAACCTGGGCAGTATACGAAAAGACAATTAAAGATATTGATGAGAATAAAGAAGAAGTAGATATTCTTCCAAAGTTTGATCCTAACAAGGAGCAAGACAAAGATACTATATTGGTTAGAATGACTAGAGCTAATTTCCGATATGACATTCTAGGCCACACCTTTACAAAAGAGCACCCATTCGTGGCAATGAAGCAAGAGCAAGCGCAAGAAATTTTTGATAAGGAGGAAGGTTTTAGATTGGCTACGCCAAAGGAAGTTCAAGACTTCTATAACTAAAGCCTAACAAATGGCAGAGATATATGTAAATCAAACATCACCAATTAAAACAAAGATATTTTGGGGCGGAGAAATTGTTGATGCAGATAACAACCTTGTAACTGCTAGAGTTTATGATATTACTGAAGATGGAACAATATCTCCAACAATTAGTCCATCTACAATAATAGTTACATTAACTGCAACTAAGCTAGAAACTGACATTGGAACATATCAGGTAATTATTCCATTTCAATATTGTGACAGAAATAGAAAATTTAAGATTGTATGGTCATATCAAGTTGGTGGCGTATCGGCATCACATGTTTACTATACGGATGTAGTAACCCCATATGCAAATATGGCAGATGTTCTTGAGGATTTAAATATAGGAACAGATCCCTCTGATCCAAATTATAGAACTTATCATGAACTTCAGATGGCAGAAAAATATGCTCGTAAGCTAATTGAGTCTTATACAGAGCAGTCATTCTTTTTGTATGATGATACACAAATTGTATATGGACACGGTTCAGACATTCTGCCGCTTCCATTTAGAATTTATGAAATGCATAA